CTCTACTAACTGTTTGAATGCGTCCAACATATATTTCTCCTCGGGCTTATTTTAGACCTTTGATAACCTGAAGTACTGCTTCTTTCAGGTATTTCTGGGCCTTTGGATCTTCTTTTACTTCTTGTGCAACCTTAAACGCTCTTGCTCCGCCACGGGCATTCATTAAATGCTCATAGACAGGAGTAGGATACGCACCAGGTGCACTGGGTTGAGCAACTACGTCCACTGTGATTATCTCAAAATCAGATACATGGCCGTTCATGTCGTTGACATTGCCACTACCACGAGAACTTACGCCAAGTTTTACTCCGCTTTCAAGCATAGTACGAACTAAGTTACCCATTGGCGTTGGAAGGATCTTCATCTTTCCATAACCGTTCGGACCTTCCATCCACATCTGTGTTATCATATGGGACACACGATCCAAGTTTACTTTTAGGTCATCTGGATGATCAACTTCGCCTAGCACTGAGTAACCATTCTGTATCTGGTCGTTCAGTGTCTTCACAGCACGTTCAATTTCGTCTACAGGGTAGACACGTTGATTCGCGTTGCGGATCCCACCTTGGATGGCGATACCTTTTAGGTAAAGGCTCTTTCCATCCTTGTCGTCACTCTCGAGTATGACTCCAGCTTGATCGAAACTTAGGTGTTCACGTAGGTAGCTTAGTTGCATCCGGGTTCTCTAATTATAGCTTTTTCAAGAAAGGCTTATCATGGCTTACAGATGTCTGACCTGCTAGTTCACCTGTCCCGCTGCCAACTGGCTTCGGAGCCTTGTTGTTGCTTGGATAACCACTACCTTGTTTGTTTAATGCGGCACCGTCTTTCATCTTAGCTGTTGAGCTACCTGCGATGTTCTTTTCAACACCTTTAGTATACTGCTCACTGCTTTCTGGATTGATACCTTTTGTTACTTTGTTAGGGCTTGTACCTGTGTTCTTTTGACCTTCTTCGCTGCCTTGTGCTAGATTTTTAGCATTTGCACCTGAAGTTGGCTTACCTGAACCAGAACTTATAGGGCTTTTACCTTCTGTTGGTGCTGGAAACTGCTCACCTGTATTAGCACCTAGGTATTGACCCTGTGTCTTCTGTGAGTTCTTGTCCCAGTCGTTACCAACCTTTTCACGATATTCACGAGTGATACGACGGTTTTCCATTGTAGGCATACCCATCATTTCATCTTGACCATCTTCTTCGCCTTCTTCGTCGTCAAACTCAGAATCCATATCCATGTCGCCATGCTCTGAACCTTGTGCTTGCTCTAGTTCTGCAAAGGCAGCTTCTAGTTCTTCGATAGCATTTTTGATGTCCATCATAGCAGAATCTTCGTCGCCTTCTTCGTCGCCGTGCTCTGCACCAACTTCCATACCTAGTGCGTCAGTTGGATCATGTTCGTCGCCACCCTGGAAGCCATCATCTTCCTCGTCCATTTCATAAGCATCTTCTAGCTCTTCTTCAGACTCGTCCATTTCTTCTTCCATAGACTCGTCCATTTCTTTGTCTTCGTCTTCCATAGACTCGTCCATTTCTTCATCGGCCATTTCTTCTTCGGCGATAAGGTTCTCGTAGATGCTTCGTGATTTTTCTACCACGATATCGTGGAAAAGCTCATTGGCTTTGTCCATTTCTTCATTAACTAGATAGTCTAGTAGTTGTTCAAACTTTGTTGACATTGTAAAATTCTCCTTAATTGGTAGCGGCAAGGCTGTATTATATTTACAGTTATGTGACAATACCTGTGCGAAACAGGCCTAAAACGAGCCTTTTTGTTTGATCTACTCAAAAAATCAAATCATTTTTTTGAGTTTTTGTTAAAAATATTTAGTTTCTAGGCAGATATTTTAACTGACTACATAATGCCAAGGCATAATTCAGTGTATCTAGGCACAGCGTCTTTGGTATCAGTGTTGTTTAATAGATGGTAATCTGCGCCCGATAAGGATACTTTCCTTGTATATCTATGCGGGTTTTTGATATGCGCGGCCAGTACCCAGGTATTATATAGGATCGTTCTATCCACGGTCGCAGTCTGTATTTCAAACTGATCTGTTCGCATAGAATCAAACAAGGAGCCCGTATAGTTCTTGAGATCACCAAAAACTACAGGGTTTATGGTATCCCATAATAGGTCTGTGACCGTATGACTGTAGTGTACTCCATCGCCTAGCGGTACATTGGGTGTTGATTGATAGTTAGGACTAATGTATTCGTAGAATCTACTCGCATACCCTATACGATTCTCACCGATATCCCGATCTACACAGTCAATGAAGGCTCGAGAAAATATATGTTTCATAATATTCCGGGTTATCGCACTGCCGTAATAAGGATACTGGGGAACAAATTGAACATCATGTACTGCGGGCGGTGTGCCCCAGACGACTATCTTTTCTAATCCATATAGATCTGCTGTGGTTTTCAGGGCCTGATAGAAGTCTTCTACACGTTTCTGTATGTAGGCTTCCGGAGATACGGTATTTTCGGGTATGTGTTTCCACCAATGTGCCCTTATATCCAATCCGCCCAGACTTATGACTGCATATCGGACATGAGGTATGTGATACTTAAAGAATTTAGTCAGTGATGAATGAGGCTGTCCTGCCAGTTTTATGTAGTCTAGTGCTGTAGAAACTCTCGTATAGACAAACTCTGGAGCTAGATTTCTTAAGGCTAGTGTGCCCGAATCACCTATTAAGAGTAGACTTGACATCTATACTATACTGGAGGCTGTCCTTCTGCTGGAGGAGTAGCATACATAGTACGTATCAGTCCTAGTTCTTCTGTTTTTTCTTTTTCACGAGCATCGCCTGCCTTGCGTAGACTATTCAACATCTCTAGCGTAAGGCGTGTTTTACGTAGGTCTTTTTTACGCAGTATGCTGGTGTCGTGCTGGCTCAGATAGCGATCATCTTCAACAGGATCTGGGTGCTCACGATCGAAACTTAGGAACTCTCTTAATAACATAGTAGTGTATTTACCAATTATACCGGTGGAGGTGTAGGTGATGTAGTGCCAGGTTCTGGCATGCTTCCGGGTAATCCGCCTGCTTCGGCGCCAGGTTCTCCCGGAGGCGGAGCTGAGGTCATGCCGCCGAGACTGGATAGATCTCCTCCCATGCCGTTGGCTGTTATACCCACTGATCTAAGTTCAGCACTGGCTGACAGTTTATTGTCAACGTCGATGTTTTCTTCTTTCCATAGCTTTTCGTTTTCTGCTATTTCTTCTGAGGTTAATCCTAAGAATCGTTTCAAGGCAAATCGCTTGCTCATCATGGGTATAGCTACCATAGTGCCAAAGGTGTTGACACGAGCTGTGTCCATTTCTGCCTGGCGATATGATGCGAAATTCTGCGGCGGATTGAATTTAAGGTCGAATATGTTAGAGTCAATATTGATACCTTTAGTATGTAGGTATAGCTTGAACTCAGAATCGAACGGGCCATTTATGAGGCTTTGTAGTCTTTCGCAGTATTTGTTAAATCTGAGTTCTTGTATATAGGCAGTTCCAACCCTTCCATCATTGAAATTACTACCACCATCATCTGAGCCAGTAGGCAAGTAACTGCTAGGAATACGTAGAGCACGAAACAGCTTATTAGTAAAATACTTAAGATCATCTATTTCTCCTAGGTTCTGTCCACCCTGTAGGATTTCTACCTTACTGCCTCTACCTTCTGCTGTCTGAGGGAAGAAGTAATCCTCATTGATCGATAGCGGATTGTAGCTGGCATCAACTACTGATTGGCTACCGCCGGTAACGCTAGGGATACGGCGCTGATTGACTTCATTTTTCACACGTTCTACGAAACTCATAGCTAGGTGTGAGGGCATATTGCCCGTGTCTATATAGAAAACTCTGCGTTCCGGTGCACGTTGCACACGATAGATGATGATAGAGTCTTCTAACAGTTCTTTCTGTTTGAATACCTTGAATATGCTTTCCATTAGACTGTTGCCAAAGGGAAAATTGTTGTCTAGGCCTTCTGATAGGCTGATGTGTACTACATGTCGGGCATCTATGGCGTACTGATTTTGATTTTGACTGAATCTGCTGGAGTTGGCTGTGGTAGGAAAACTACCAACCATGCCCCGTGATCCGCCCGCACCGCCCTGTCCTGTTCCATATCCGCCACCGAACTGACTGCCGCCGCCCTGCATGTTGCTGGGGTTTATGGCTGTAGTGGCCAATGTTTCTAGATTAGGATTGAAGTCTCTGATGTGATACTGCTCAGGTTTTTTACCTTCTGATTCGTTTACGATGATCTTGTCTACCTTAGCTGGATCTACATACATCCAGCTCTGTGTTTCTGGGTCACGTACAAAGAACACATCGCCGTATTTGAATGCGTTACGCACTATCTTGAATATTCGAATGTCAAATTTATTCTGTTTGGTCCACTGCTGTAGATATTTTTTAATGATAGTGATTTCAGCATTAGTAGCCTGTTCTTTGAAGAAGACCTGGAACGGTGTACCGTTCTCCATATTATTCTGTGTGCAGAATTCAGCTAGGATATCCAAGGCCGCATTGACTTCACTGTCACTGTCCATGGTATCATACTGCCCGTAACGCTCTAGACGATTGGGGTGACCTGCATAAACATCAGGTAGGTAGCTAGAGTAATTAGTACGACTAGCGTGAGCACCACCGCCCATGCTTCCGCTGATTGGACTCATCTGTCCATTAGTTGCTACAGGAGTGAAGTATCTTTTCCAGGCCATATTTTAATATATTCCTTGCCACCAGCTACGACCATCTAGTTTTTTGGCCGCATTTTCGGTATTATTAGCAGTTTCTCTCATTACATTGAGAATCTTATCCATAGTAGTATTTAACCTATTGACACCCTCTAGGAGATTTTCTTCACTAGTCTTGACTTTAGCTTCTTTGATTTTTTCTTCATCTTGTTTCTTTTTGCGAGCCTCTTCTTCGGCAGCGGCCTTGATAGTATCAGTAGTGGCTAGGCTTTCGCCTGCTTTTTTTCCTACAGATTCTCCAAAGAACCCGCCAACAATACCACCTATTCCTGCTCCTATCGCTGTTCCTAAAATAGGCACCACGCTACCAATGGCGGCTCCTGCTAGGGCTCCTGCTGCGGCTCCTCCTAGAGCACCTCCCGCTCCTCCGATGATTCCGCCTTCTTTGGTTTTGGCTTCTTCTGCAGAAATCTTTCCCTGTTTTCTGGCTTTTTCTACATCAGCATAATCGCTCACCGCTAGTCCAACTGTCAGTGCTGTTCCAATGCCTGCGAGAGGTTTGGCTAATTTGCTGGCTGTTTTTGTTAGTCCGGAAAGCACACTTTCTCCTTCTGCGGCCGTGGCCTTGATTGTAGCCTTTTCTGCAGACATCCTAGCAGATCTTTCTGCTATTTTTTCTTCAGCTGTCATTAAGAATCCAGGTTTTTTGGCTATGGACTCTGCTACGGCACCGCCGCCGCCGGGTACACCTCCGGCCTTGCTGAGGTTGCTAATCAATGACAGTTCTTTCTTGATATTTAGGAAACCCGATATGCCACCGACTATACCAACAATACCTAATGCTGTGTTGATCATGCTGTTGATTCCGCCTGCATTGCTGGCATTTACCTTGTCCGAAAGACTTCCTATAGTCCCGGCAAACTTGTGTATGGTATCAGCTAGGAATGCCATTTCATCATTAACTAATTGCTGAGTAGCTTGATTAAGTTTACGAGACGCTTCAAACATGTCTCTTTGTATTTTAGCCATCTGTTCGGCCTGTGTTCCCGCAGTTGCTGGAGTTTTTAAGATGCTCTTTATTTCTTCTTCTGTTTTGCCATAGGTTTTTACCGCCAATGTTTCTACTGCGTTTAAGTGTTGACCTAACCCCTGCGTAGAATTTATAGCTAACAGCGTGGCTTCCGGCAGTTGTGCTAGATCCTTGCCGGCATTGAGTGCATAGTCGGTCTGTGTTTGTAAACTCTGTGTTTGACTATACAGACCTTGTTTTGCCAGTTTAACAGCATCCATGGCTGTATTCATTACACCGGGTGCTACAGAATACAGGGCAACTGCTCCTTTGTCTTTTGAAACTGTGTCTAAAAAAGCTGCCTGTACATTTTTCATCACACCGACACCAGCTACCCTTGCATCTTCAACCGCTTGAACTTCGGCATCTGCTTGAGTACCACGACCTTGTGCTCTTAATTTAGCAATATGGAGTTGGAAGGCATTTTCCTGAACCACCTCGTCTATTTTTTTCTGTTGCTCTTCTTTGCTTTCTCCCGTCAATCTAGAAACACCTTGTAGATTTTCTAGATATTCTGCAGTCTGCTGTATTAGTAAATCTTGTTGCTCCTTGGTCTGCAATTCGCCACGAGCTCGAATGCCTTGATTTTTTATCAGGGTCATCATACCTGCATCGAGATCCTCGGCAGTATATCCCAAGGCCCGTAGATTTTCCCCCACTTTGCTTTGTTGCATAGCTCCGGCTAGTTTTGAAAATTGAACAGCACCGTCATTAGTACCTGTCCCAAACATCGCAAGAGTCTCTCTGTTTTCCGATAAAAGTTTACTAAACTGATCTAATGTTAGATAAGCATCACCTGCCGCTTTTCTTATGTCTCCTAAATTGCCAGCGAAGTTTACTCCAGCAGTAGTCAACTGCTGGTAAGACTTCATGTTATCTTCTTGGAAGGCCAGCAATCTACCATATCTTTGGCTCAGCTGACCGATGACTGGTAAATTACCAAAGTCCTTAAATAGATCGCTGGCTCTCGCGGCATTAGACGATAGATGATCTAGGGCACGTTCTACCGAAGTGACCACAGGAGTCAATAATCTTACACCTACAGCGAATCTGTCTAACAGGGCAGAGTTTCTTTCTAGAAAGCCAGATGATTTTTCTAGATTTGCATCAAACTCTTTGAAATTATCTAGATCAAGATCCAGCTGTTTGGCCAGCTTTTTAATTTCTTCAAGACTCTGCTTGTTAGCCGACAGTGTGCTGGTTAGCAGTAGTTTTAAGGTAGCTTCAGTAGCGCCATTGGTGTTAAGATCAACAGGATTATCTCCTATGGTTCCTACGATCCTGCCTTGAATATCTGCCATTGTTTTTCCGGGGTTATCTGCGTAGATAAATATATGTAGAAAATTATTATCTTAACTTATTTATCGAGGAAAAACAATGGATCAAATTCAGACTCCTAACCCGCTGACTGCCTATATGCGTCAACCTAAGATCTATATCACTCTGCCCAGCGGTGGTGAATACTGGACTCCGGGTAGCCTCAAACTATCCACTACCGGTGAATATCCCGTATATTCCATGACGGCACAAGATGAACTGCTGTTGAAGGTACCCGATGCCTTGATGAACGGCCAGGCTGTGGTAGATGTTATACAGAATTGTATGCCCAATGTCATCGATGCCTGGGGTTGCAGTACCTTGGACCTAGATGTGATCTTGATCGCTATACGCATAGCTACCTATGGTGAGATCATGACTACTCCAGTGACCTTTGAAAATGATCTAGAACTAGACTATCAACTGGATCTAAGAACTGTAAAAGATCAACTGATCAGCCAGATCTCTTGGGACCCGGCAGTAGTAATAAGTCCAGAGATGACTGTGTTTGTCAAGCCCTTGGTCTACAGAGAATTCAGTGAATCATCTGTACAGACCTTTGAAACTCAGAAGATCATGCAGATAGTCAACAGCGAAGAGCTAGGTGAAGATGACAAACTGCGGCTCTTCAAAGAAAGTTTTACCAAACTAACACAGGTCACATTGGGCACTGTGCAGAAGAGCGTTTACCAGATTGATACTGCCCAAGGCAGTACGGCCAATCTCGATCATATCGCTGAATTTATCAACAACGTAGACAAGGAAGTTTTCAATAAGATACAGGGCCATCTAGACAAGTTGAGAGATCAGAACCAACTGAAACCCATCACTGTAGCAGTGACCGACGAAATGCGTGAACGAGGATTTACGGGTGATTCAGTAGAAGTACCTATCACATTCGATGCCTCAACTTTTTTCGTCTAAGGCTTTTGCAACTAGATAACTCTGGCATTGAGGAATTTGTAAGACAGTACGATAAGGATGCAAAAGCCCTAAAAGAAGAACTACTGCGTGTGGTCTGGTTTATGCGCGGTGGAGTGAGTTATAACGAAGCACACCTAATGACCTATGAAGAACGAGAATTGGTCAGCAAGCTGATAAAAAGCAATCTCGAAACTACCAAAGAAAGCGGATTGCCATTCTTCTAGAGATCACGTCCTAGGAATCTACTATAACCTTCAGATGTAGGAGTGGTTGTAGCAGCCTTTTGATTTAGTTCTTCGTGTTTGGTATTCAAAGCTGTTAAAATATTGTTTCTAGTCTCAGCGGGGTGTGATGCGAACCAATTGAGAACAGCTTCAGGTGTTAGACCTGCGGCGGCATTAGTTCCTAAATTACCTCCAGCATTTCTAATATTACCTCCTGCTGATTTAGAAGCTGTAGTTGCAAAAGCAGTACTACCTTTTAATTTTAGATTTTCTTGAGTAGCGGCCAATATGGCCTTCCAAGCGGTATTGGCACTTAATTCTACATCGTAATATCCCCTAGCTTCATCTACATTTTGTATGTCTTCATTGGTTCCTGTAGCTAATCTATCCCAGTCTATATCTGCAGGAGTTGGAGTGACCGTAGGAGTAGGCTTAGTTTTTCTCGAGGGGACAGGAGCGGCATCTATTACGGCCTTGGCCTGGCGAATTGGATATTGTTTTTTAGTAAGGTAATCTATCAGAGCTCGACCTGTGGCTTTTTGTCCCGATTGCCCTACTTGATTAAAAAAATCCTTATATAGAGCAGTAGCGTGAGCTTTGGTTTGATCTACTCCTTGACCTCGAGCATAGCCTGCTTGAAAACCTCTTACAGGAGCTCCCTTCATTAGACCTTTGGCAGCACCTACTATACCTCCGAGGATTCCTTCATCAGTTTGATCTTCATTGAACACGTCATTCATTCTCATAGGGATTTCCTTATCTTTGTTCTTATTTAGTGGAATGAGCAGAGCTCATTCTCTTCTTCGCTCTCGCTCGAAGCATTTATTTCATCGCAGATGATGTCGCATTATCCAGATTCTTCAGTCACACTTCGCCCAGACCGGGCGAAAGGTCTACATTATCCGAGTTCGAACATGTCACACAGCAGTAGAGCATTACAGTGGCGGTTGACCGGTACCACGAGCTCCGTCTTCATTCAACGGCGGACTGGGCATATCTGCTATCATACACACAGTCGTGAGGTTTTTCTCCTCTCTTTTCAGCTATTTTCACTCTTTTCAAACGATCAAATCCCAGCGTTAGGGATCGTGGTCCTGTAAAGGATACTGATCGAGTACTCTTAGAGGCGAAGAGATTTCCCATTCCTGCGACCCTAGGTCCAGGTTTTGGTGCACCCGATGTAGGCCGGTGCTTGCTATTCCTCTATGATTGCCTGTTTCTTTCGAATGTGTGAGCCATGTACACGAATCTGTATAATATTATTGTAGTAGTCATCTGATTCTAAAACTCGGTGTTCGAACTGAAGTCGAGCTTCTACGTATGAACACTCTGCTTTACTTCCACAATAATACAATATTTCTCGCTTGAATTTTTCTGTGCCTAGTAGAGCAATGTCAGCAGTGAGATTGGGACTACTACCATAATATGTACCCCAGTCACTGTCGATCTTTGATCTGATTTTCTTTTTCTTCTTTGTGCCGTTCTTTAACTTTACAGTCTTGTAGGTCGTTTTACTAAATTTTGCTAGTTTTTTGCCTATGTATTTTCTATTGTTGGTTAAATTTGTGATCATGTAGACAAAGCCTACACAGTCATCGGGTAACGTTTCTACTAGGGAATTTTGATAATACCATGACATAGTCATGTGTTTATCCCTGGTCTTCCTCCTCTGGTGGTAAAACTGGTTTAGGATACTTCCTTGGCCTACCCATGGGTCTAGTACCCTTGGGAGGTTTTGGAGGATATTTCCTGGGGCGACCCATGACTTTGGGTCTTAATGCTTCCTCTGCCCGTTCAATTTTCCTGCGCTCCGCGTTCTCTCTACGGATACTCCTCTCCTCATTAACCACCCCGATGATCTTATATCTCAACATCCTCGAGATTTCTCTCAATTCGTTGATCATTTTCCTTATATCGGTTCTAGCCATGGAAGTAGGAGTAAGGACAAAATCTCTATTGCGATTGTGGAGCTCTGCCATCTTGCTCACCAATCGACTATATTCTTGTTTGTAGTCTTCTAGTTTAGGCCTCGACATAATCCGCACTGTTTGAGTATGAAGTAAATCCGTTTTCCTTGATCACACGGAGAACATTATTTACACGACCTATCAGTTCATCCTTGTGTGATATTAGGTATATGTTCTTGTTTCTCTCTCGAGCCATCTTTTTCAATACTGCCAAGGCTGATTCAACACCTGCAGAATCCATACCCGCATCGACTAACTCGTCTATAAACAATAAGTTTATGCTCTGATATAGCCCTTCCCATACATCTCGGAAGGCGAAACTCATGCTGAGTATCAGGCGATTACGCTCG